TGTGATGCCTGATCGGCAGGTCTCTACTGCTGTAAACCGGGCACTTTTCGCTGCCGCACTTCGGGCAGCGGATCTTCGTATATATTACAACATCGTCCGCGGCCCGTTTCTTTTTCCGCCGGCCATACAGGCCAAGATCAGGCGTATTGTCCCAGTAATCGTCCATGATTAGTTTTTAGTTCTGAGTCTTGAGTCCTTAGTGCAGAGACGGAATCCCGTCCCAGTAGCCGGACCCGCCGGACCCGCCCGGGTACCCGGACTGTTTCTTCTTTTGTTTTTTTACCGGCTCATCGCTTGCCAGGCTCCACATGCCCGCAATTTCCGCCGCCGCCCTGGCATAGACGTCACAGTCCCAGTAATGATTGGGGGTCCCCTCTTTTTTGACGACCCATCCGATCCACGTTATCCGGTCGCCTTTTCTCTCGATCACTTTGTGCTCGCTCGTCAGGTGCTCGAGGACTATATAGGGCGTCTCGGCGTGAAGGTGGCCGTAGCCCGAACCGGCCTGTACCGACTCGAAATAGCCGCGGTACAGGCTGTCCTTGTATGCGGTAACGTTAAGGTCGAACCTCTTGAGCCGCCCGCCCGCCGCCTGGCCGGTCCGCCACATCTGTTTCGAAAGGCCGTCGTCGCCGGCCACCGGTATTACGGCCGCCGCGCCCATGGCCCTTATGCAGAACGCGTCCACGGCCTCGGTATTATACTGCCTGTCGATCGCCGAAACCGATATTCTCATCATCAGCTTATCGTCGGCCATCATCGGAAAGGTCATCACGAGGTACGGCATTATCTTCTCGAGGTTCTCGACCCTGTCCGTAGGCCCGGTCTCTATCCGCTGCTCGAATATGCTCCAGAACTCCGCTAAGTAACCCCAGCCTAATACCCGAAAAAAAACATGGTCGAGCTGCACGTCGATGCCCGCGGTAAGCATCTGCACGCCGGGCGGGACAACGCCCCTCGGATACGAGCCTACGTGGCCGGATATAACGTCTATCTCGGTCTCTGATTTTTTCTCCCGCCATGGCCGGGCCAATTGCGAGTTCCAGAAGTCCTTCAGGGGCTGGATATTGCCCTTGGCCTTCGCCGCCTGGGCCGCCGCGAACTCGCAGACCAGCGAAGTCACCGTCTCGACCATAGGGTGAAGCATCAGCGCGTGTATGCGAATGCTCCTGTAGCTTACCGGCCGGTATTCGCCGGTCAGCCGCCCGCCGCCGTCAATCGCGCATCCGGCAGGCAGCTCTCTCCCGCCGCATACCGCCTTCCACCTCTGGTCCTCCGTCCAGGGCTTCGAGCATTCGGGGCATACGTACCGGGCGTGCCTGCCCTTTTTATACACGCTCTCTGAGTAGAATGTCTTTTTCCCCATCTTTTCGAACCTGTCGATCTTAACGTTCTCCCACGCCAATTGATGCCACTTCGAGCACTCCGGGCACGGCACCCACCATTCGCAGCAATTGCCCCTTTTCCACTGCCCATCGGAAAGATCGTCCTCTGTCACCGGCGTCGTCATGCCCAGGAGCTTGCTCCGGCCCTTGAACCACCTCTGGCGCTTGCGCATCAGGCTGATGGGATCGGCCTCGGCGCCTACGAAGGGCGGGTACTTGCCCGTCTCGTCTGCGATTATATAGCAGACAGGCTTATCGGCCAGGGCCTGCGGCGTAGTCGGCCAGCCGATGTAGAGGATCATATGGTCCATCACGGTCTGCTTGCCTATGAAGATGTTCCTCACCCTTCCGCCTACGTGGCGCAGCAGGTCCTCGTTGGCGGCGAACATAGGCCTGATCCTCGCCTCCACCCTGTTCTTCACATCGTCCTTTCCGGGCATTATAAGAAGCGTCGGGCCGGGCGATACGTCGGTTATATAGCCGACGAAGCCCGTCCCCATAGTCGTCTTGCCGCTCTGGCTGCACGCATATACCCACACCTCCCGCGTAGTAGTATCGCTGAGCCACTGGGCCACCGGAACGAAATAGGGCGTGTACTCACTGGCCCAGGGGCCCTCGATGGCGCTGGTTCCGCCGGAAAGGATATAGCTCGACTCCATCCAGTTGCGAAAAGGCGGCCTGGCCCGGGGCCGGAGTATCTCTATCTCCTCCGGCTGGATAGGCAGGCACCTGAAGGATTGTTGATTGTCGATTGATGATTGATTATTTTCTGTCGCCGTTGTCATCGCCATTTTCTTTTATCATTTTCAAAAGCCCGCTCATCTTTTCTTTCGCCCCGGTCCCGAGCTGCAGGAACTCCGGCACTTCGAGCCATTCGCCCTGCAGGTCCTCGAACGCCCGGCCCAGGATGTCCTCGATATTATCGATAGTCTGGCCGTGCACCATCGCAGCTAATTCCCTGTTCTTGTACTTGAACGAGGCCACTATATTCTGCCACCGGGCTATAATGCCGCATATCACTATGTCCCGCTCGAGCAGCTCGCTCTTTCGCTCTGCGAGACTGATCTTCATCGACTCGGCCTTAAGGTCCCTCAGCGTATCGGCGGGGGCCGACTTCGGCGACGCCAGCGTCTTAACGAACTGCCGGTACCAGGTTATCATGTCCTTCAGATCGTAAGAGCGGTCGCTGTTGCGCGGCGCGTGATGACTGTTCGTCCACTCTGTCACCGTCTGCCGGGTCACGCCGAAGAGCTCGGCCATCTCGGTCTGCATCAGCTTCGTAAGGTCCGTCCGCGGGCCCGCGGCCCGGCTGTCCTCGTGAAGATAGCCCTCGACCACGCGTATGGCCGCCTGGTTGCCGTCCTCGGCCGCCTTTACCAGGGCCGCCCGGGCCTTGATCCGGGTATCGAGCCGGGTCTGGTTCCATATATCCGCCGCCTCGGGGTCCGAGTCGATAATGTCCCTGAGCACCAGGCCGCTGTCGAAACCCAGCTTCCTCGCCGCCTCGGACACCGTCTCGACCACGCCGGCCAGGCCCTTCAGGTTCCTCAAAAACTGGCCGCGGCCCCATCCCGCCCTGACAGGCGGATATTTCAGGCAGTATTCCGCAAGCGTCTTGCGTAATAAAGGCCGCTCGGCGTGCAAGGCGATGTCGGCGGCGGTAAGGTCATCGTGCTCGAAGCCGAGCCGGCGGGCTAAAGCTTCAGAAAACGGTAGGCGTTTTCTGGCCCGCTTCGGCTTCGCCTTGCGGTTAACCTGCTTCGCTTTGCTCGCAGTTTTCTTTTTGGATTGCTTCGCAGACTGTTTTGATACTTTAGTCACTTTAGCTCACTTTACACTTTAGTCACTTTATCACAGGGGGGCGGTTCTTGGGCCACAGCATAATTATCATGGTCCTGCGGTCTTCCATCGGCTCGTTAGGGTCGTTGTCACTCGCCACTATGTCCACGTAATAAAGGCCCGGCGGGCGGGCCACGGGGAATCCGCAGACGTATTCGTATATCCTCGATACCCCGTTAGGGTCATCGGGATCGATTGAAACCACCGGCGCCGATACCCATATCCCGGGATCGCTGAATGTAATCACGGGCTCCTGCCCGTCAGGCTCGGTGATCTTCCTTGCGAAATGAAACTCCCCGCCGCCCGGATAGTGACGGATGGCCTCGATAATCTCGTAATTCACCCTGTTCGGGTCGTAAGCGAACGGGACCGGCGGCTCCGGCGGCCTCGCCGGAATATAAGCGAACGCTGCGCACACGCCGAAAATAACAATCATAACCACGCCCATCGAAATCAATCTCTTTTTCATAGTAATTCTCCTTTTCAAAAATCTAATTTATTAATTAACTAATCAACTTTAGTCACTTTAGCTCACTTGTAAATCTTAACGAAACCCGCACGGTCCCGCACGAGCCCGAAGGCCCTGTCGCAGCATAGCTGGCGGCAGAAATATTTGTCTATCGGCGGGCCGATATATATCCCGAAGCCCTCCTCCTGCCCCTTCCTCCGGCATCCCGGGTCCGAGCACGTAACGTACTTATTGGCCATGCAGACCCCGCAGACCCCGCTCCTCTGCGAGAAGGATTTTCTCTCTTTCGTCAGGCCGCATTTACCGCACGTCTTCATCGTAATACCAATCATTTTTTCACCATTCTGTTCATTTTCTCCAGCTCCGCCGCATACCCGGGGTCGAATGCCGCCCGGAGCAGGCTCATCTCCACGGCCCGGAACCACCTGAGCGTATTGGCCGCCGAGCCGACCGCGTTATACCTTTTGGCGGCGGCCTCTTCTGGCAGGCCCTTCTCGGCGAAGCTCTTCACCCCGCGCCCCTCGAGGCGGATGAAGCACTCTTTCATCTGCTCACAGCAGTCTAATATTTTTTGAACGTCGGAATCCATGTCACTCACTCTTTCTTCAATGGCTCCCGCTGAAGCGGTGTTGTTTTTATTAAATAAATTTTTCACTTCTCACTGCTCCGATGGGAAGCTTCCCGGATCTTCGTTCTGTCCGCTCTTCCCTGCATGCGGCAGGCCGTCACCTTCGGCGTATTCTTCCCGCAGCCGCATGGCCTCTTTCTTATTGCCGGCGGCCTCCTGGACGGCGGCGGCCGCCAGCAGCTCATCCTCGAACATGCCTAAATATTTGAGCTTATGTTCTTTTTTGTCCCAATATTGCCCGCTATATTTACGGCCTTCGCACCTGACGCCTTTGTAGTTCGATTTTTTCCGCGATGCCTTGCCCGTCCCGGCCGTATTTTTTTCGGCGCCCTCTGTTTTTGCCTTCGTTTCCGGCCCGGCAGGCCGCCGCCTGATATCCGGCATTGTCACCGGGACGAACTTCGCGTCAATAACGCCGGCAGCGCCCCCGCACCTTACCACTTTGCCGGTGTCCAGGTTCTTGAATTCGAATACCCTCCGCTCCGCCACCCGCCACATATCAATTCCGTTCGTTGTCCAGTATAAAGCTTTCATAATTTGACTCCTTTCCGGCCCAATCGCCGCTTTCATTAGTTCTCTCTGAATTCTCAATCCTTCGAATCGCCCGCCGGCTGACAATTTCCATAATGCCGTTGTCGACGAACTCGACCAGAACAGAATTCTTTTTGCCGGTGGTTATAATCCGGCACACCCGGCCTTTAAGCTTTTTCCGCTTTTCGTTATTGCTCCAGACGTATGTATAAAACTGCTCAGCCATTATCTTTTCCATCTTCATCTGCGCTTTCACTTGTGAATTTCTATTGAGCCCGCTTTCGCGGTACTGAATTTACAATTATCATCCCCCGGTTCGAAGGCGCCGCATTTCCTGCATTCCATATTGTCACTCGCCTTTTTTAACTTTCTTCACCTTCTTCACTTTAGTCACTTTATTAACTTTCTTCCTGGTCCCGTTCGCGTTAAGGTCCTGCCATTCGGCCGGCTCGGCGAATTCTTTTTCCTTACACACTTCCCCGTATATCTCATCGAGGTCGATATCAAAATATACCGATATAAGTTTCGTCTGGCATACCGAATCTTCGCAGCCGTTCCTGTCCATCCGGTACCTCAGACGGCCTGCGACATTATTCCACAGCTGCTCGAATACTTTGACCTCGCCCCTGACAGGGTCTTTTTTGTGCTCCTCTATCATCTTTGCTATGAATTGCCCCTTATTAACATTGTACGCAAGAGAATCAGATCCGTACGCAGCTATAATTATCGCCGTGGCAAATCTCGAATAGGGATTGCCCGCCCGGTCGGCCGCCGGGATTTTCTCGATCTGTGCAATGAACCTGCATATAGTCTCTGTCCATCGTTTCTGCTCGAGCTCCGCCCTCAGCCTTTTCAGTGTCGGCTGTTTCTGTTTGCCGGCCGCGGAAGTTCCTTTTCCGTCCTTAACGTAAATCACCTTCCCCTTGCCGGTCCCGTAAACAACGAATGCCGGCACCGAGCCCTTGTCTTTCTTTTTTGCTTTAGTGAAGCTGTAATGGTCGATGATCTTCCCGTAAGCCGCCTTTAGCTTTTTAAGGTCATCGCCACCGCCCATCCATGAAGCCGCCACGCACCGCAGTCCGCCGGGATATTTGGCGATCAGCTCGGCGAAGGCCGCCTTTTTATGCTCGATCTCCTTTTTGTCCCAGCATTTAATGTCCAGGCACTTGTCGTTTTTGCCCGAGTCCGTCTCGGCCTTATCCGAGAAAAGCCCCGGCTGTGCGCCGCTTCGTTTCGGGCAGCTTCGGCACTGCGTATTTTCGAACGGCGCCTTTGCTATGAGCCGCAGCCGGCCGGCAAGCTCCTTTTCCAGCTCCGCTACGCTGTACCGGCAGTAATGTCCCTTGATATGCGAGGCGATGGCCTTCTGCGTCCCGGCCCCGAACCTTGCTATAAGGCCCAGGTGCGCCGCCGTCAGGTACGACAGCCCGGGCACCTTGCAGAGCGCCTCTTTCCATTCGTCCGTAAGCTGCGTATGTATCAGCGCCCGCAGCCGCACCCATTTTTCGCTTTTGCCGAGCTTCGCCGCGGCCGCAGCGTAGTCGCCGTTGTACTTTTCAAGCAGTATGGCCGCCGCCCGGCCCTGCTCGACGGCCGTCAGGTCCTCGTGCCCGAAGTTCTCGGCGAACGTTATCTCGAACGCCTCGGCGTCGGTAATGTCCCCGTGATTGATCGCCTTTATCTCCGTCATGCCCGCCTTAAGCGCCGCCCGGTACCGCCGCTCGCCGGCCAGCAGCTCG